TCACGCTGCACCCCCTTTTGCCTGCGCCAGTTTGACCAAAACGGCGTCTGTTTCGTCCGGTGAAACCCGTGCGTAGTGCTCGATGACATTCGCCGCGTATCGGACAGACCAGCCCATGTGATTTGCGATTTCGGCCAAAGACAGGCCCGCATTCAGCAGCCGTGTGGCGGCTGTGCCCCGCGCATCATACAACCGAAGGTCTTTTGACAGCTTGGCCTTGTCCCGCCACTGTCTGACGCCCTCCGAAGCCCTATGCGTGGTCAACTGGTTCCCGGTTGCGTTCGTCAGGATCAACATTTTCCCCGGCGGGGTTGCGTCGATGACTTCTGCAAGCGTGGGCGTAATTGGGATATGCGCAAGCCGCCCGCGCTTCTTCGTTCGGACGCGGAGCCGCCTTCCCATCGGCGTCTCTTCAATTTGACCGATGGTCAGGGTGGTCAGGTCATGGGGACGCAAGCCTGTCTCACAAGCCACACAGAGGATGCGGCGGACCCATTCGGGCGCAATCGCGTTGAATGCTTCGCGGTCGGATGGTGCCCAGATGACCTCAGAGCGGTCCACTTCGTACAGTCGGTGCAGCTTGTGGCAATGGTGTTCGGCCAACTTGCCTTCCTCCACCGCCCAATTCAGGATTCGCGCGGCATGGGTTCCCGCTGCATCATGTTGCTTCGGGGAATGCTTCCACTGTGCCCGCCATGCGTTCACGTCACCACGCGAACCGCGTTCTTCGAAGATCACTGCGGGCGCATCCCAGAAGTGTTCCGCAAACCGTAGCCCCCATTTCCGAAGGTCGGCGCGGGATCGTTCGCCTTTGGGCATGGCTGTACTAGACAGGAAGTCATCGACCATCTGCGGCGTCATGTAGTCCGCCGGTTGCGGACGTGCCGTCGCTTCCGCGAATGCCTGATAGAATTCGTTCTCGGTCGGGTGTCGCTTGTCGTCGGTCCAGAATTTCGGTCCGCCGCGCCATGCGTAGAAGTGCCAGCGATAGCCGCCTTTGACCTTTCGCCTTACCCGGTGAACGCCTTTCGGTAGATCATGCTGCCCCATGGCCTGAATGCGCCTCCTGTGCGATTTCAAGGCACTTCGGGTGGTAATACAGGACCCCGGCACCTTCGCACCGACACAGTTCCCATCCCGTGAGCGGGTGCAGGTCTTGCCACATGAGCCGCTGCCATTGTTCCAGCGTCTCGCCCACCAGCCTTGCTAAAAGTCTTTCATCGGTCGGCAAGGTGCCAACCGGGTCTTCGCCCTGCGCGATGCAGAACAGATCAAATGCCACTGCCCTAACCTGCTTTTGGCCCAGCAGGCGCATTTCAGAACGAAGCCACCAGTCAACAGGCCACGTCATCACGCGCGGGCGGTCGAACCTCACGCCCGCCGAAAATGGATAAACGAATAGTTTGTCAGCGTCTTTGGGCATGGCGCGCCTTCCACTTCTCGCGCGGTGTCATTTCCGCTTCGGCGGGTGTGGCGGTGTCGTACGAAGGCAACAGAACAATGGTCCCGTCAGGTTGCACATGAACCGCCGGGGGCGTGTCCCATGCAGCCTTCCACGCCTTCAACATGCGTGTCAGGTCCGATTGCTTCACTATTGCCTTCGCCGCTGGCATCATCACACCCGCCCTACGCTGCCGTTCCGTTCAGGCGGACGCGAACCGTGGTCGCGGCATCAGCCGCGGCTTCGGTCGCCGCGCCAATCAGCTTGTTGCCGGTTGCGGTCGTGGTCACGTTGGCGGTGTCGGCCTTCCAGTAGACCTTCGCCCCGGCTTCGATGGCACCCGCCGTCTTCGGCAGTTCGAACACCCCCACCACGGCGGCTTCGAAGGGGTCACCGGCGGATGCGGCGCTTGCGGCCACCCCGAACAGTGAATTCATGACAACGCCCTGCCCGGAGGTAACCGGATCGGGGCTGGTGAAGGTGATCGTGTCACCGGTTTGGACAAAATTACGCATCAGATCAGTCCCTTAGTCGCCTGCGGATAGATGGTGCGCGGGCGCGGCCCGCGTGTGAGTTTCGAGATTTCCGCCTCGATGGAGGCCAACCCTGCAGCCATTTGGGCGTCCGTCTTGTAAGTGATCGTTTCGCCGTCGATGGTGACAGTCATTATCCCCTTGAAGCGCGCGCGCCGGAGCTTATCCCGGCACGCGATAAGTTCTTCCAGCGTCATTCTGCCACGCCATTAACTTTCTGGGCGGGGCGCCAGTCCAACCACCCAGCGCCAAAATCGAGGAAAGCCCGGAATTTCAAACCAAGGGTGTCCCACGCTTCCGTCCGCTGGATCTGCACGCCCTGCGCGGCGGACAGGTAAGCATATTGCATTGCTGCGAATCGGGCCGGATCTGCGAAGACGTACCAAAAATTGTCCGGCAGGCGGGGTTCCACCAGCAAGGACAGCTTACCCCCGAAAGGGTTTACTTCATCCGCCTTGTTAGGCTGAATGGAAGCTAGGGCCTTTTCGGCTTCGGTTTCAAACCCCGCTGGCACCAGTACATACCGTGGTGCGGCCGCGATAATGGTTTTCCCATCTATCCCCTTACGGGTGCGCATCTTCTCTCGAATCGGGCTAAGGGCAGTGAGCACCCCTAGACGTCCGGATGTAATGTTCCCCCGGCTTTCGTCAAATACAGCGGTTCCGTCCGACATTGCCGGGTTGCCGGTCAGAAGCTTCACCAGTTCGTCCGCCTCGGTCTGCGCGGCGGCTTCGCCAAGAGCGGTGGTCATGTCGCCCAACATACCAAGGTCATCGTTGATAAGCAGTTCGCGGGTGACTGTCAGGCCACGGGCGAAGGTTTTCAGGCGCATGGATTCGCCGTTTTCGGCGCGGCTCGTGGCCTTGATTTCCCCGTCTTCGGACAGCGGTTCCAAACGCCCCATGTCACCCAAGCGGATGGCATTGCTTTCCTTGAAGTTCGGAAGCGTCCGCTGGCGGCAGAGGGTTTTCAGGGGGCTTTCCGCCGCCTTGTAGGTATCCAGCGCCACCTTGTTCGCAGCGTTCGACACCACCAGCGGGAAATCGCTGGACGTGTGCGCCGCCCGCGTGAATACTTCATCGGCGGACATACCGCGTGTCGAAACACCTTCGCGGGCGAGACTTTCAACCGCCATGTCGCGCAGGCTCATGTTTACATATTGCCGCGCATCGTCGGGCAGTTCGCCGGGGGCCATGCGATACGCCACTGCGTCCGTCTGGCGGCGCGTGATAACCACCGGGTCATCGTTGGCCGGGGCATGGCTGCGGATGATCGGCGCGCTACGCTGGCGGTTTTGCTGCGCATCGAAGATTTCGGCCTTGGCGCGGGTCAGGTCCGCCCTAGCGTCAATCAGGTCATCGGCAATCTGCGGCTCAAGGCCAGCAGAACGGACCAGCGACCGAATTTCGGCGCGGCGGGTTTTTTCGGCGTCATCCGCCGGGGTGGTTTCAATCACATCATCAGCCATACCGGCCTCCTTTTTGTGTCGCAGGGTTGCCGCCGGATCGGCGGGGTTCGAAGTCAGGGTGACTTCCGTCAGTGCCCATTCTGCGGGGCGTCGCGTGCGGGTTCCCCCGCTTTGGTTTTCAGTCCAGCGCGTGACGCGGTATCCGATGGACACGCCGCGAATAGTGCCGTCCGCAATCCTTTGCAGAACCGGGGCCACGTCATCGGCGGCGCTCAATTTCAGCTTGGCAATCAGCTTGTCGCCTTCCACCCGCACCGCTTCCACGGTGCCCATGGTGTCGCGGATGCTGGCGGTGCGGTGACTGTCCAGAACGCGAAGGTTCGCGGCGTTGGTCAGGTCCAGCGTTGTGAAGTCCAGCACTTCGGCAAAGCTGCCCCGCGCATCGCGCCGGGTGACGGGGGTTGTGGTGGCGATAACCGCCTCCACAGTGCGGGCTTCGGGGTCGAAGCTGGCCGGGGCCATGGTGGCGTCAAGCGGCATCGGTGCCCTCCTTCGGGTTCATCGTTTGCGTTGTCGGGGTGGCGAAGGTCAGGCCCAATTCGGCTTCGCGGGCGCGGTCCGCTTGGATTTCTTCGTCAATATCGTCCGCATTCCACCCCAATTCATTGATGGCATTGGTGCGGCTGGTCAGGCCAAGGGCCAGCGCCTTTTCGGTCGCTTCCAAGTCCTTCGCCGGGTCCACCTGTTGCGGGCGCGGCATGATCCAGTCGCAAGGGGTATCGGCGGGGGCATCGATGCGGCCCGCAAGGATTTCAAGTGCCAGCCAGCGCCGCCAGACAGGGCGCAAGACTTGGGGAACAAGGGTGTTGTGCTGCACTTGGTCGATGCGCGCCCGGAAGGGAATCAATCCCGCCCGGAGGCTGGAATAGTTCGCGTTGGTCAGGTCACCCGACAGCAGGAATTCCGGCACCCCAAGCGCAGCGGCCAATTCCTGCAACGTCATGCGCAGCAAGGCGGGTGCATCCTTGATCTGGTCCGGGGCGCTGAATTTCACGTCAGTTCCCAAGGGCAAGCGCGTCAGCGCCCCCGGTTCCCATGTGGGTTCTGCGAACAGTTCGTCTTCGCCGCCGGTGTCGGATGTATCGGTGATGAAACCCGCCTGCATTGCGGCCATTTTCGCACCCACAAGCGTGGCGTCCTTCCACTGGTTCAGTTCATTCGCCGTCACAACCGCCGGTGCTACCCAAGACAGTCCGCGCACCTGTCCCGGCGCGATCGGATGGAAGACGTGCAGAACGTGCGCCGCCTCCACCCGGACGGCAGGTGAATGGTCAGCAAAAACCGAATGCGGGCGTTCGGGGAAAATCCAATAAGCCACCCGCTGCCCGCTGGCGTCGAATTCCACCCCCTGCACAATCTGGCGACCATCGCGCAGGATTGCGGTTTTCGCCGGGTCCAAATGATCCGGCGGGATGACTTGGATTTGCAGCCCGTCCGCCGTGTCGTGCATCACGGCCAGACCTTCGCCATACACCACCATGTCGCGGGCGATCTGCGCCAGAAGCCCGCCAAAGTCGGTTCGCCCCGCATGGTCTGCGGTCTCGCAAAAGCGGTCGAACGCAAAATGTAGCTGGCGGCGCAGTTCCCGTTCGACACCACGCACATTCGGGCGCTGCCCGGTTCCGACAAGGGCGGTGACAAGGTTTGCAACCGCGTTGGCAATGTAGGGGTTATTTACAGCCTGATAGGCTGCGCGGCTCCCGACAAGCGACTGTCCAGCCGCTACCTCTGAATTGATCTGACCGAAAGTGCCCAAGCCACCGCCACGCCGCCCGCCGGTTGCGGCGTCGAGGCTGCGGCGATGATTGCCGCCCGTGCCACCCTGCGCCATGTGGGACGCGGCAGGGAAGTGGAAGGCACGGGCGGCGGTGCCGATGATGCGCGACAAGGAGACACCTTTAAGATTGCGCATCACCGGATTCCTTTATGATGTTTCAAGAAAACATAGGCAGCGGGGGCGCGCTTGGTGGACCACGCCCCCGCCTTACCGATGGTTATGGCACCCAACCTCACCACCGGATTACTCCCCCTCGCGTTTCAAGAGGGTTTCACAAAAATGGAAATTCGCGCCGTAAAGGCGGGCAACTTGCCGGTGAATCTGATCGAGGCTCAGAACAACTGCGGGTTCTGGATTGTAAGACTCGTCAAGCCACTCGGCCAATTCGTCAGCCGCAACCACATGCGCGGAGGTGTCGCCAATAACGATTGACCGTGTGCCGGGGCGACCGTCACGTGAGATGATATCTTCTTCCTGGGTGTCCGCTTCATCCAACACGCACAAAAAGGCAGGACTGCGGCCAAGCTCAAACACTCGCCGCGCGTGACGCCCAGCCTCTGCCGCAGGTAGCAGCCGCGAAAGCTGAAAGAACGCTGCGACGGGAAGCGCCTCGTGCAGCGTGTACATACGCCGCCGCCCGACCATGGCCCCTTCTGGCGGGGCAAGGTGCCCACGTGAATACGCAAGTTCCAACCGCTTCTTCTCGAAGCCAAGGCTGCGGCAAAGTTCGTCAGTGCCAATCGTTTTCACAGGACCACTCCTTCCGTGAGAGTTTCTGAATCACCTTTCAAGACTGGTGAATAGGCTCCCACAACACTTATACACTCAATAAGAGTGTATCAAGAAAAATCTGTTAGATTGACCAGATGCATGGCATCGGCCTTGATCCGATTAACTGCGTCATCGTCCAGCGCCTCGGGCGTGGCGAGAACCACCAGAACCTTTACTGCAAGGTCGCGGGGTCCGGTGACAGGCGCGGCGATCATCGCCTCTTGAAGCGTGTCAGCGCGGTCATAGAGCGGCCCAAGTATGCGGCTTTCATCAGCTTTTGTCAGCTTATCCGCCGGATGCAGGATCAGCGTTTCTTCAATATCGTTCAGCGCGGACAGCCATTCCACATAGGTTTTTTCAAGCGTGGTCTGCCCTTCGCCGCCGGGTGCGGCTTGCGTGGCGACCGAAGCAATAGTTAACGGGCTTGCGGTCAAAGCGACCAAGGTGGCGCGGCGGGTGATAGTCATGGGAAACTCCGTTGTCTAATTTCAAGTCATGTGATAGCTTTCCTATCATGTCACCTAGGCTAGATCAATATGCTATCACCTGATAAAAAAAATATCACCGCAGAACAGCTAAGGGCTGGACGGGCATTGGTTCGATGGTCCGCGCAGGATTTGGCGGACAGGGCAGGTGTCGGGGTGGCGACGGTCAGGCGTTGCGAAGCAGAGACAGGCTTCGTCAGCGCGACCCAAGCGAACAAGAGTGCGATGCGGTCTGCACTTGAAGCCGCCGGTGTGGTCTTCATCGAAGAGAACGGCGGCGGCGCTGGCGTTCGCCTTTCGCGGCCCAATAGCCCCAATGATTGAAGCCCTGTTCTGGATAACATGCGCCGCCGGTGCATTCTTCGGCTTCGCCATTCTTTGGGGCGTGGTGGAAATGATGATCGGCACCGGCACCAGCCGCCAGAAGCGCGACCCTACCTTAAACGCCTTCCAGCAGCCTTTGCGCCGGGATGGCTAACCAGTAAGAAATTTCGACCGATAGACGTTCTTCGGCTTTGGTCGGTCCTGAATACCCCCGGCGCGTAACTGTGCGTACCTCTCTTCGAAGTTCACGTGCACTACCTGCCGTGCTGCGATGGCATAAACCACGCAATCCAGCGCCTCGGCCCGCCGTCCGGGCACCCGCTCAAACCGGCGCTGCGGCTGGCCCCGCACATACCGCGTCACTTCCCTTTCGCTAGCGAGTTGCTCGTACCACACCGGCGGCAGGTCATCGGAAAACCGGATGGACCCAGCCCGCGATAACCGTGCAAAGATGGTGGTTTTGATCCCGTCTACACCCACCAGCCAAAGGCGCGCCCCCTTTGTCTTTCGCCCCCGTGATGGTTCGATAAAGGGCCGGGTTCCAGAAACCCCCTTGATAGCCATGATGCGGCGGCGCTGACGGGGGGCACAGAAGGCTTTCACGGCTTCCATGGTGCCACCGTCGCCCGCGTCGATTGCGGCGGCTTCCACGCCCAGAGAACCGCCAAGCGGATGCTTCCACTTCGTCTTTAGCAGGTCATCCAGTTCGGCCCATGTCTCGTGGTGGTCCCATTGCCCCCAGATGACCCTGTGCCCTAAAATGAAGGCGGTTTCGTCCTTGGCGTAGCCGATTAGGGTGCATTCCAATCGGTCATGTTGGGTGTCGATCCCGGCGGCGATGGTCAGAACGTCTTCGGGCAAGGCGTCCAGCCCGAAGGGTTCGTTGCGGCCCGCCAGTTCGCTATCGTCCAGTTCATCGCCTGCGCCGGTCCAGCCTTGTCCAAGGATGGTGTTGACGAAGGTCTGCAAGGTGGTCGGGTCTTTCTTCGCGGAAAGGAATTCGCGGACCAGCTGCGGCCAAGAGGCGTTAGCGTGAAGCGATACCAGGGCGTTCAACTGGAAGCCCGCATGGCCCTGAACTTCGGGCCGGGTCGCGCGCCATTGCCCCTGCGCCACCATCTTTGGCTTGTGGCGTTCCGCTATCTCGGCGGCGCAATGTGGGCACTGCCAGCGGGCGGTCTCAGGCTTGCCTTCATCCCACCGGATGGCATCCCAAAGGATTTCGGCAAAGGCCCCGCATTCCGGGCAAGGCACTTCATAAATTCGGGCGTCCGAATCCGCGAAGGCGCGCAAAACGTTGCTGGTTTCCTCGTGAACCGGGGTGCTGCCCATGACAATCTTGCGGTCAGGAAAGGACAGCGTTCGCTTTTCGGCCAGAAGAATGGGCGAACCTTCGGAGGTCGCCTCCATGCCGTCCACCTCGTCCATGAACAGAACCCGGACGTTGTGGCGGCGCAGGTTGCGCGGGGCCTTCGCCGCGACCACCTTGAGCGATCCGCCCGGAAACCGGCGGGACATGAGCGTGTTGCGGTCATCGCCGTCAAGGTCATAGGCCAACGCCTTCGCCACGGCAGGCGAAGCTGCAAAGATCGGCTCCACGTCGCTCACCATGTAATCCCGGCAATCCGCCTCGGCGGGCAACAGGCACAGAATGGGCGCGGGTTCGTTGGCAACGAAGGACGCCACCGCCGAAGTCAAAAGGGTGGTGAAGCCCACCCGCACCGGCTTGACCAGCGTCACCCGTTCAATCGCCGGATCTCCGATGGCATCCGCGATTTCGCGCTGGAAGGGCCAAAGCTGGACCGGCCCCGGCTGCGCGCTGACGCCTTCGGGCAGAACCACTTCGGACTCGATCCACTCGGACAGCCGAAGACGCGGCGGCGGGATGAGGGCGCGCAGGGCGTTGGACAGAACCTGTTCAATTTCCATTGCCAGCCTCCGTCAGCGTAGCCCGCAAGGCCCGGTCCATCGCGTCGATTGTCTGCGGGTCAATATCGGGCAATTCGGTCCGCAAGCGCGACGGAACGGCCATAACGCGGGCACGAAGCTGGCGAAGAGCGTCTGCCCATGTGTGTTCGACTTCGGACGCCTCCACCAGTTCGCCGCGCAGCTTGGCGTTCTTGATGGCCTGCGCGTCTGCCTGTTCTTTGGCAAGCCGCGCCCGCTCGCTGGTCAGGTTCGCCGCCTGATCCCCGGTGCCCCAGCCTGCAGCCATGCCCCGAAGGTGCTGGACATAGGCGCGGGTTGTGGCGGTCAGGTCGTAAGTGTCGTGTGACAGGTGAACGGCAATCCCGCGCTTCTTCAGGTCGGTCAGGGCTGCGGGTGAGATTTCGAAAAGGTCGCAAAGGTCTTTTCCACCCACCGTGTGCAGCGGCTCTTTCCCAAGCGGCAGTTCCGAAAATATCTTCATTTTTCACCCCTTAGCAATATTTGCAGCGGCTGAACCCTCGGGCTGTTTCCCACCCGCAAGGGGGAAACACGGGAAGGACCCAAAGCTGGGGATGGGCTTGTTTTCATGGCCTCCGGGGTCACTGCGCAGCATAGCGAAGCCCTTCCGGTTCGATCATGGCAGAGAAATAGGCCCGTGCTTCATCGGCACGTTCCATGTCGGTCGGTGGCCGCTTCCACGGAAAGGCAAAGAATTCGCCGCCCTTCTTCGAACCTTGTCCCTTGATCGGGAATTCCGACAGTGCCGGAAAACCTTCTGCCTTGAGCCAGCGACCCCACTCGGCAAGCGCGGCGTGTTCGGTAGCAGGCACCACGGCTGGACCTGTCCAAGCATTGCCGGTGAATTGATGATGGCGGAAGCGGTCGGGGTTCGCGCCCCCTTTGTTCAGAGTTTGTTTAGCATCATTATAGGAAAGTGCACCGGTGCCCCCTTTTCCGCGCACCGGTGCCCCCTTTTCTTTTGTTAAAGGTGCATCCCTGCCCCCTTTAGTCTGGTGCACGGGTGCCCCCTTTCTGGTGCTGGAAATGGCGATAACCTTGCCCGGTGACAGCAGGGTGTATTCGGTCTTATTGCCGCGACCGCGTCCCTCTGTGCGCGCCAGCCACCCCCCTTCCGTTAGGTCGCGGATAGCGCGCTTCACGGTGTCCACGGTCTGCCCCGTGGCGTCCGCCAGCGTGTTGACGCCGGGGTCAAGGCGTCCGGTCTTATCGTTGTAGAATTCGACAGCCAAGGCGGCTGCAACCTTGGTGCAACGGGGCAATAGGTCAGCCCGATTCACGGCTTTCAGCCATTCGAAGCGGTTGAGTGTTTGAGCGGTCATTTCGCCCCCCAAACCGCCGGAAAAACGTTTACAGGGCGTTTGTAAGCCCTTGTTTTCCCGTCATGAACAAAAGGGGCACGTTTACAGTCAAGTCTTGTGATTTCAGGGACATCATATGGATTGCAAATCCGTGTACAGGAGTTCGATTCTCCTACTCGCCTCCAATATTTTCAAGCACTTAGCGGCTTGATTAATAATAGCGTATCACTCCTGGTATCATGTTCGAGCTTTATGCTCGGTTTGTTCCGCGCTTGTCGCGTTTTCGGTTCGCCCTGATGGCGTTCATTTCCTTTCGGGCTTCCCCGGCATATTTGACGATCATCGACTTCTGATAATGTCCGGAGTAGCTGGCGATCTCATCATCCGAGCACCCCGCCCGTGCGAGCTCTTGCACACCACGGTAGCGAAGGCCGTGCAGATCAAATTCCTCGATATCGAGACGCTTGCGCTCGTTGCGCATGACTCGAGCCATGGTGTGGTATGTCAGTGAAGAGCCGTCTTCACGCGCGATGATTGTTTGGTCAGACGGAGGGGCAACCTCCATGCTCTCGATCAATGCACCGAGATAAACTTGAAGCGCCCTTGTGCAGGGGAACTTCAACCGTGCGCCGGTCTTTGACTGCGTGATGCGCAGGGTTTCTCCGTCATAGTCCCCCCATGTAAAGCGCAGCCAATCGCTGGGGCGTTGCACAGTCGCCAAGCCGATCTCAAAGATCAAGCGCGGTAGCCCTGCACTCTGTTGTCGCATCTTTGCGACAGCCTCGTCAGACCACGGAAGATGCGGCTTGCGACGCTCCTCTGGGACTTTGGCGCGCTCAATGTCTTTCGCCGGGTTTTCGTCCAGCCATCCCTTACGCTTTCCGAGTTCCGCTAGCAGCGAGACCGCGACCGGGATGTAGTTGGCAAAACGCGTCCGACTGCGATTCGCATCCATTGCTTGATAGATATGGACGGGCCTCAACAGCTTGACGTCTTTTGAACCAATTCTCTCGCCCAGATAGAGCAGCACCGGCTCCAGATCTTGCCTGTAGCGGGGTGAGAAGTTCCTCCACTTTTCAGATTTGCGGAGCTCGTCGATCAGAAGCGCCCAACTGCGTCGTGCCTCGGTCGCCCGACCGCGCAGAATTTGCCAATAAAGCATGTCAAACTCTGGCGTCCCCGCCTCTGCCTCAATCGGAAAATAAACACCTTGCTTCCGCACGTACCAACGTCCTGATGGGTGCCGCCAAGTGTATTTTTTGCGCGTCACCAGTCGACATCCTCCATACCGTCGATTTTGTCGCCGGAACCGAGCCGCTTGATATCATCTGCGGACCACCTCGATACTCCTGGCGCGATCTCGGTAGGCTTCGGAAGATGACCGCTATGCACAAGGTTCCGAAACTCTTCGACGCCCATATCCAGAAGCCTTGCCGCAGTCGCCTCCTTCGCAAAAATCAGATGGCTCTTCATTTTGTTACGCCGTTTTCGCGATTGCATGGCGCAGCATCGAAACCGAAGATCACCTCAAGATGACGAGGATGCAGGAGCATAGCTCGCCCCAGACGATAGAATTGACAACGCTCACGCGCCTTCGCTCGCAGGCGGCGGGGTGAAATCACGACATCTTGTGCGCGAAGTTCTTCACACCATTGTTCGGGTGTCATGCATTCCTTCAAGAAATTATAGGTCATCACATTCCCCTATTGGGTACAAATGTTCCCACTTATGTCCATATTGATACAATAGGCGCAATGGATAGATGCGTCAAGTCATGATAGGTACAAAAGGACCTAAAGAGGTGAGAATGAGTAAGTTTCAGCTTCCAGAACCAACATCCGACGAAGATGACGGCTCGGACCTCGCCGCAGAGATGCTTGAGATCGAGCAGAATCGGAGGCGGGATCTATATGCGATCGACAAGGGGCTTTTCCGCCTGAGGAAGCACCTCAACCTATCTCAGACCGAGATGGGCAAGCTGATTGGTGTATCGCTACGGACTTACCGCTTCTACGAGCAGGGCGAGCGCTCTGTACCCAGCGAGGCCATCAAAGAGCTGCTGGTTAAGACGGACTGCGATCTGACTGAACTATTCACGGGTCAGCCGATGAAATTCCCCCCTAGCATGACGGAAGCGCTTCTGAAGCATTATGATAAGGTACGTGACAAGTTACGTGCCAATCACCCTAACCTGAAACAGGAAGAAGTCCGAAAGCTTGCGCATGTCTACATGGCCTTCAGTGAGCCAGATGAACCCGTCGACCTGACCAAGGTTCAACACGTCTATGACGCGATGTTCAAAGACGACTAGGCCGCTGAAGGTCGGCGGCCTCGTTCACCGCTGTAGGGCTTGGTTCGGCTCCACGATGCCAAGACCTATCAGGACTGCCAACGTCGCTTCCCCATCATCGTAGCCTCGTCTGGACAGGGTATCGCCTGGACTTGCATCACTTCCGTTCCGGTTTTCTGTGAGCAATGCTCGCTTTGAAGGAGACTGGATATGGCAGCCAAGCATAGTGAAGATTTCAAGCGCGAAGCGGTTCGGATCGCGGCGCACAGCGGCCTGACACGGCGACAGGTTGCGTCGGACCTTGGGGTTGGTTTTTCGACCTTGGGCAAGTGGATGCGGGATTACTCGACCGATCCAACAGCCGCTGAGGACGCGGAGTTGCGCCGCGAGAATGAGCGCTTGCGCAAAGAGAACCGTATTCTGCGGGAGGAGAGGGAGGTGTTAAAAAAGGCGGCAATCTTCTTCGCGAGCCAAAAGCAATGAGATTTCAATTCATTGCGGAGTATCGCGGAGATCTTTCACGTGCGTATCTGTGCCGCCTGATGCAGGTTTCAGATCGTGGGCTACGGGCGTGGCGTCGCAGGCCGCCCTCACATCGCCAGCGTCGTGACATGATCCTTCTGGCATATATCCGCGAACAACATCGGCTCAGCTTGGGC